TCGGGCCTCCGGAAGGTGTGCTTTCACCTTGAATTTCTCGATGGTTCCATGGAGCTCATCCATCCCGGCGTTCCATTCGACATGAGCCTGCATCTTGTATGTGCCCGTTTCGTCGAGATCGTCCGAATCGGTAGTGTACGTAATATCTTGATCGGTCACCGTGAGCCCCAGCTCTGTCCAAATCGCGTCCGTAGGATCGACCTGCTCTGCAGCCCACTTGGCCACGTTCCCAGAGGGCTTTGTGACTATTATTTCAATGAGGGTAGCTGAATCAAGCCCCTCAAAATCGGTATCTATGACAATGATAACAGAATTGCCCTCAAAGAATGTGTCCATCAGAACCTCCCAAATCGCTTTACTACAGAGTCGATCCTTGCGTAGACTGTCATCAGAGAATCGATCCTAGCTGCTTTTTTCACCCTCTGGAAAACATCAATCAGATGACCTGTGATAGTGGTCACTGTTGATATAGCACCTGCCAAAGCAATTGATACAGATGCACTGCAATCAGCCGCTACTGAAGTTACCACCTGCCCGGCCAATGCCAGCGAGAGGGATGCAGCCCCACTCAGGCCCGAAGAGGTCACTACCTGACCCTGCAAGCCTCGGATGGTAGACAGAGCAGAGGTTATCCCTGTTGCCGTTATTACCTGGCCAGCAAGCTCTATGACGTTCTCATAGGCAATAGTGAGCGCGCCCTGAAGGCCCGTGACAGTGGATGCCACCCCGGACAGTGCGATTGCTACTCTGCCACTTCCCGTGAGGCTTGTGGCTGTAATTACCTGCCCGACAAGCCCCCTAATCACTGAGGCAGTGCCGGAGAGAGCTGATTGTGTGATTACCTGCCCCTGCAGGGCCTTTTGCACGGCGACGCTTCCTGCAAGACTGGATACTGTGACAATGGCACCCGACAGGGCGACTATCCCCTGGCCTACGACCGTTAGAGCGCCGGTCAGGCCCGAGGATGTGATGACAACTCCAGCCAGTGCCTTCAGTGTGGATGCTGACCCGGAAAGGCCGCTTGTGGTGATTATTTGGCCCGCCAGTGCTCGGGCCACTGAAGGAACACCTGTCAGACAGGATGATGTCGCCACCTGGCCCACCATGCCCCGAAGGACGCTAGGAACTGCGGAGAGGCCGCTCGCTGTGACCACAGCTCCAGAGAGGGCTTTAGCAACGGACGAGACACCCTGTAGAGAGGATACTGTGGATATGGCCCCCCTGAGCCCTCTGATGCAAGAGGGGGCGCTTGCAGATGCCGTGATCGTGCTTATCTGACCCGCCAGGGATCGAGCAATTGAGGGAACTCCGGCGAGAGTGGAGGCAGTGGCAACCTGCCCGGCTAGCGCCCTAGATACGGATGCTGCGCCGGCGAGGGTGGTTTGGGTGATGATCTGACCTGCAAGGGCTATGATTTGGCTCAGGGTGAGCGCGCCTGCCAGTGTGGTGGATGTGACGACTTGCCCGGCCACCTGGATCTGCTTACCTAACGCCCCCTGGAGGCCGGATTTTGTGATGACCGCACCTGCTAGATATCTTGCGACTGATGTGGCCCCGAGGAGGCCCGACTTGCTGATCACCGCACCGGTCAGGGCTCGGAGCACGGAGGAGCTGGCAGCCAGGCCGGATTTTGTGATTACAGCACCCGCTAGGGCAACCCCGCCCGTTGCAACGGTGTTTGCCCATCCGATTAGAAAGAAATCCGCGCCAGTGTTTGCGATTTTCCCTTCGGATACCCCTGAAGTATCCGCACCTACAATGATGCAGGTGTGGCGATTCACTCTATAATATATATCATCGCTTGCCCCGTTGCGCCTGAGGGCAAAATCATAGTAGGAGGATGAGGCCACCTCGACGATGTTGGCTTTTGCAGTTGCCGCTCCTGCTGTTAGATCAGCGTAAGAGCCGGTGCTGCCAAGAGATATATCTGATGCATTGGTATTAAATGTAAAATTGGCAGTGATGTATCCGATCAGGTACATGTCGAACGTATTGTTTTCTATGTACTGCTCAGATACCCCGGCGTCAGCGCCTATGATCCAGTCGCCTTGCTTTCTGACTGCACGATTGTGCCGGTCATCAGTAGACCCGTTCTTTCTCAACCCATAGTCGTAGCTAGTGGTTGAAGTTGGATGTGGCAATAGGATGAGACCTATAGCAGACGACTGACCAGAATTAAGATCTACCCATGATCCGGTTGTGGCCGTGCTGACATCTGTCAAATTTGTTAAGAAGGTTACATCTATAAAATACCCAACAATATAAATAGATATGGCTGTCGAGTTTCTATAAAATTCAAATATATTACTCGCATCCAGACCCACGAATGCCTGTACCTGCGCGCGTGCAGTTACCGCATCCGATAGATTATCAGTAGAGCCGTTTTTTCTGTACCGATACCCCACGTCGGAAGTATGTGTGTTTATCACACGTAGAGCAACACCCGTCACGCCCGCCGGAAGGGAAGCGATATAATCGTCTACGTCCACCTCCTCATAGGCCCCGGTGGAACTGAGAGTCACGCTCACCGGGTCTACTGCCACGTATTGCTCTGCCATGTCTATCCTATGCTAATAGTCTAGCTCTTACTTGCGCTTCTGTGAGCGCTGGCTTCTCCTGCTGGGCTCTGTAGTAGTTGGTTATGCGTGTGATGACACGCAAAATCAATAGCGGCCTCTCTACCACAGCCTCCCGGACGTTCTCAACGAACTCCGTGTCCAGCTCAGCCTCGGTCACCTCTTCGTAAAATCCATAGTTCAGTAGCTGAGTCTCGGCTTCTGTCTGCAATACTGCCTTTGCCGCCAGGTAGGCAGGATCTTGCAGGTTATCTTTGTACTGAGCCGTCAGAGCTTGCTTCCTAACAGCCCAATCGTCTCGATAGGCCCGGACCACCGCAAGGAACTCAAGCTGTTCTTCAAGAGAGCCCTGAGATTCTACGTGGGCTCTCCAATCGGCTGCGCTCTTCTGTCTGATCATGTGGTCGCCGTGAAGCTGATATCCAGTGCGCCAGCCGCGAAGCTTGGCGTGTCGTTGGTACCGATGGTCTTTTCTTCGGACAGTGTGCCGTAACAGATGACAGCAGCCCCACTGTTTGTCAAGTGGTTGGCGATGAAGAACGTGTCAAGAGCCCCCCAACTGGCTGAAGCCTGAGGGAAAGTGATTGCGGTCTTGTTATCGACTGCCCCATTAGCAGCCGTGTTCCAGTTTGTGGAGCTGTTCACTACAGTGACCCTGGCATAATTGCCAGCTGAGGGCTCGCCAGTCACAGTCCCATCAGCAGCGACCGCCGTTGCCAGGCCCACATAGACGTTTGCCGGAGCCGTGTACGGCGAGCCAGCCGCCCCGAAGATCAGGCCCAGGATGGTGTTCATCCAGGCCGTGCATAATCCACTTGCTACCATAATTTAGCCTCCTTAACTCTTCCAAGAAGATTGTACAGCCCGATGAGGCACCGCTGCCTGAATGATGGTGCCACAAAAACCAGGCGCATTGCAGCAGGGGGGAGCTTGATGCTGCCCTCCAGAGGTACGATAGGCATAGATCAGGCCCCTTTCTCCGGCTTGACCTCTTCGTAATCGAGTTTCAGGCGACGGCAGCGGTTGGCTGCCTCGGAGCCCTCTTCCATCTCCCAGATCACGCCCGTGCTCTTGGTACGGAATCTGACCGTCTTAGCGGCAGCCACTAGCTCACCACCTTAAGGACTGCCAGCGTGCCCGTCAGGTTCTTTGAGCTGACCTGAAGGTAGCCGGTGGAGTTCATGAACCTGGCAGACTCCAGCGGGCCTATGAACCGGACCTCGTTGCCTCCGTCAGTCCAAGTGGATATAGTGAGATTCCCGATATCCGACCGGAAAGCGGGCGGGTTGTCCCCAGCCATGACATTCAGGTAGTTTGTCGCTTTAACCCCGGTCACGTTTACCATGAGTATGAGGTCGTAGCCGCCAGGCCAGGCATAGAAGTTGACTGACCCGTTGCCAAGCAGGGTATCCCATGAGGCGGGAGCGCTGGCATAGTCGTTCTCGTTATCAAGGCTGACGACCTTAGAGATTGCTGTGTATGTTGCCGATGCCGCTCCAGTGAGCAGCATAAGCATTAGCAGGAATGCAAATATCTTTTTCATCTGTCCACCTCAAGCAGGATTGCAGGTCAGAACGCCGAGCATCTCGGGATAGACGACCTTAGCGCCAAAGACATTCAGACCCTTGACGGCGTCGGCGAACCTCTTTTCAGGCCGGTAGCCCTCGACTTCGGTGATCTGGGATGCGTAAGAGATCGCGTCACCCACGCCGAACATGATCTTGTATTTCGTGCCGGCGGTGTTCGGCACATTGTGAGACTGTAGGACCGTGAACCCGGCGGCCTTTCCAACAATACCATTCCTAAGAGCCTGATCGCTTCCGGACTCGTTGGCCTTCACGAATATGGGCTCCTTGAGCAGCCTGCCATAGAACCAGGGAGGCACAATAACCCATCTGCCCTCAGTCGGAACCTTGCTGTCGGTCAGGGCGACCGCTGCATCCACCAGGAGGTTATAGACGTTGCTGGGGTCGCCGGCGGTGTTGTTGGGTACCTTTGGTACTGCATCTGTGCCTATCAGGTTAGCGGCGGCGGCGTCTGTGTAGAGGCT